TCTGGTGCATGTTCGCACGATCTTCGATCAGTTGCTTGTCAAGCTCAGCGAATTTAGCCCCGAGCGATGCGACCGAAGCGGCGAGCCCGGCTAACTGCTCTGCTTGCTGACGCATGTAGTACCCGACCGCAGCCGGAAGCGCCAGCGAAATCGATCCCCAAATCCACGGCCAGGCGGTTTGCAGAAGCTGCAATTCAAACTGCGTCATTTTTTACTCCTACACGTCGGGGGTGAGTCTGACGACGTTTGTACCGTCGGCGATCAGGATGCAGCGTTTGGTCTGCCCGACTACTACGCCAGATCCAGATGATGTCTTCACGGTGAGCGTGTACGCGCCCGTGGTGTTGTTGAAAATCGACCACTGCCCGTTTGCGGGAACGATCAAATTCCGGTTTCCGGTGAGCGCGCCGGTCGTCGTCAGGTAGGAGCAGCGTGCCTTGTCGGCATTCGCCGCCGCGGTCAGATCCACGTCGGCCGCCGTCACCGCGATGCTGCCGTTCCCAGGCAGATAGCCCGGCGCCACCCAGGCCCGGTTGTCCGTGTAGCTGGTCACCGTGGACGCCCCGGTGACCACCGTATAGAGCGGAATCGATCCCCCGGTGAAGCCCACGGTATTCTTCGACACCACGCCCGCGCGGGTCGCCTCGATGTAGTTCGTCGCCGATGCACTGAGCGCCAGTGCCGCAGCGTTGTTGCTGATCGTCGTCAGCACACCATCGACCATCATCACGCCCCCGTAGTAGAACCAGTTCAGTCCCGAGCACAGACTGGCGCGCCGCCCGAACAGCGTCGCCGGACTGCCGGCGTCGAACAGCGCGTTCGCGGTCACTTCCTTGGACGACTGCGACTGCGCGATGAGATCCAGATTCGTGGTGCTGCCGGCCATGGTCTACCTCGTGATCGATTGGGTGAGCGGGTAACCCCGGCCGACGGTGGCCGAGATCTGATAGAGCTTGAGATACAGCGTCGCCTGGTTGGCGCCGAAGTCCGCCACCTGATCGGCACTGGCGTAGACGCAGGAAGGCGAACTCGCCGTGATCGTCCGCTTGACCACGGCATAGCTGCCATCGGCGTAAACGTCGATGGCGTACGCCTCCGTCGCTTCACCCAGCGAAGCATCGACGAAGTCCCGCCACTCGCCCCCATCACGCGTGCGGCGAATCCACGAGAGCGCCCAATCATTGCCGCTGTCCCGGTCTCCGGTCAGCGCGATGGGCGACAGCGGCCGCAGATTCACGCCGCGATAGGTGAACGCCCGGTTGCTGTCGGTGCCAATGTCGCGATTGACCGTGATCCCGCGATAGAGGAACGACAACCCGATGGACCCGGCGCTCATCGCAATCGCCGCCACGTCGGTGGTGTCGAGCAGGACCAGCGAATCCCCCGCCGCGTGCAGGCTCATCGCCCACTCCGTTCCGAAGCGCCCCCGCAGCAGGTCTCTCAGCGTGTAGTTGTTGCCGCTGACCAGCGCGCAGGTCTGCGCCGCGATGAGCTCCCATCGGCCGTCTGCCCCATACGCGAAGACGTTCGCCCCGTTCAGCATCGCCAGTTGCGTGACGCTGTACAGCGCCCCTTGCGTCAGGGTGACGCTCAGCACGCTGCCGTTGTCGATGACTCGGGGATCGCTGGCGCCGATGCTGTTGGAGCACGTGCCGATGGCCGACCCCGGCGCACCGAAGTCGTGAATGTCCGCCCAGGTACTGCCCGCGTCGGTCGATTGCATCAGCGCACCGCCCCTCCATCCAGCGGAGGCACTGGTCATCGCTGCCAGGAACGAGGGATCCGACTGCGCGCTGTGGATCAACGGCACGTCGAGCAGGACATAGGTCGATGCTCCGATCGGATTCACCGTCGTCGTGCCGGTCACCGCAGGCGACGCCCCGACCGCCGTCGGCGTGTAGACCGCCGCATTGGCGTACTTCGCCCGGCACTCTACGCGCCCGTCGCTGGTGTAATCGACCGCCGTCAGGCGCAGCGACACATTGCCTTCCGGCGTGACCAGCGTCACCACGTCCCCCGGCTCCAGCTGGTGGTACGTCGGAGGCAGAGCCACCGCCACGTCGTAGCGCTCCAGCCAGTAGACATAGAGCAGCACTTCCGCCTTGCCCGCCGCGTCGGTCGCGGTCATGACGATCGGCAAGTCCAGCACGATCGCGTTGATCGCCGCCGTGTTCAGACGCTCGGCGTACTGCAAGCCGACGTTGTATTCCCGGTCGAGGTCGAGGTACTGCACCGTGACCTTGCGCGGAATCTGCGAGTCCATCTCGCGCGATGTCGTGATCTGAACTCCGGCGCTGGCGCCAGCGCCTCGGGCGTCGAGATCCGTCTGCGGGATGGTGACCACCGACGACCCACCGCGGGCCACGAAGCGGATCACGTAGCCGCGTTGCACGACATCGAACGGCCACGCTGCCTGCAACGGTTCGAGCGCCGCCCGAATGGCGCCGACACTGGCGACCCGATACCCGTAGACGCCGCTGGTCAGCGCGCTGACATCGATGTCGCCGGCAGCGAGCAGGCCGGACTGCAAGCACTCCGCACCGACGATGGCGCCGAGCGTCGCCGGCAGCGCGGAAGCGAACTGCTTCGTAATCCGGAAACCCACCCCCCCGCTGTTGCCCAGGTAGACGATGAACCCGTTGCCGTATCCGCCCTTGTAGTGCGTGCCCTGCGCCGGGCCCGTCCAATAGGTCCAGGTGATCCCATCCGCACTGTAGTAGGCGACACCGCCATGCTCGGTCCAGAAATTGGTGCCATCCGAAAGCAACGAGTCGCCAGACTGCGGCATGGCATGGTAGGACCAGGACGCGCCGTCATCCGACCACACCGCGCACGGGCCATAGCTCGCAACCGTGCCGATGCCCATATAGAGCACGCGACCATTCAGCACGGCGCACAGATTGTGATTGTTGAAGTCGCCCGGCATCGTATACGCCAGCGTCCACGAACCGGTGGCTCCGCTCGGTGACGACCAGATCTCCCGGCCGGTTCCGAACGCTGGACGAACGAACCACCTGGACCCGTTCCAGCACAGCGTGCGACCGTACCAACCCAGTCCGGCCGGAGGCGTCTGCGCCGTCCAGGTGATCCCGTTTGGCGACGTGAAGAAGTTGCCCGTATCGGTGATCGCCAGGAACGTCGTGCCATTCCAGACGATCTGGGTGGTGTACCCGACAAACCCCGGCAGGCTGTACCCGGTCCAGGTGACGCCGTGATCGGTCGATCGCCAAACCTGGTTGACGCCATGTGCCAGGAGAGTCCCGGCGCCATCCGAAGCGGTGCCTTGGTAATTGGTCGCGCCACCGTTCGGGATCGCGTACTGCTGCCAGGACAATCCGTCCGTCGAAGCCACGACCGCATGCTGGAAGTAGGCCACCGAGCAATAGACGGTCCCGTCCCAGACCGGGCTATGCCAGTAGTACGCGCTCAGTCCGGAGAACGCGGTGTACGGATAGGTGTAGATCGCGCCACTCTGCAGCACCTCGGCCCGAACCTGCGCGCCGAGCAGCGAATTCCCGTACTTCGTCAGATCCAGATCGTAGAACACGAGGTAGCACAGCCCCCGCCACGCGGGCGTGTTGGCCACACCCAGGGTGGCCTGCATGCGTGCATCCGGCTGTTGCGTGTCGGTTCCGGTATAGAGCCGGAATCCGGTCGCCGCCTGATTGCTGGCGACGATCGTGTTGGTGTCGGACGATCCCGCGTCGTAGACCAGATTTGCGCCGATCCACAGCCGCCGGATACCGACCACAGGCCCTTTGCACAGGCCGACGGCGAAGGTCGCACTGTAGCTGTACGTCCGCGTCGTCGTCTTCGCCCCACCGCCCTTGCCACCGCTCTTCTTCTTGGTGATGGTCTCCTTGATCGAGTTGTTTTCCAGCCAGAAGACGTTCCCATCGACCGTGATCGCGCCATAGACGCGCGGAATGACCGCCCCGTAGGTACTGGTCTGCACCGACAGGTCATTCAGCCGCGGCCCGTCGACGGTCGGCCCCTTGGGTGGATGGAGCAGGCCAACCAGCATCATCCCGGCCTGCGCCCCGTACAAGGCACCGGTCGGCCCACCACCCAGAAAGAAGCCGGCAACCGCCCCGACGACGCCCCCGACGGCCTGCCCTGCGCTGCTCATTCGACACCCGTGAAGCGATAGACGCGCACGATGCGCGCCGCCCACAGGCTCGACAGGCGGTGCTCACAGCACTTCCCGACGTGCTCGTAGGCATGAATGATCGTCGCCCCGGCATCGATCGCGAGGTGCTGCGGGTCGCCGTCGAAGCGCATCAGCAGCAGGTCACCGGGTTGCCGGTCCGCGAGCGCGGCGACGCGCTGCAGACCGGGCTGGGCATCCAGCGCGGCTTCGAGTTGGCCGCCCGAAGGCGTGCGGGAGTAGCCCTCGACGTCGATGACGCCCAGGCCGCACTGCCGAGCAACGTGGATCGCCACCCCGGCGCAGTCGAGCCCGACGCCGACGATCCGCCCCTGATGGCGAAACGGCGTGCCGAGACACTGCCTCGCCGCCTGAACAAGGTCGTTTGCGGTCATGCTCAGCCCCCCTGGCCGACTTTGGCGTAGGTGCTCCCGGTCGGGATCCACGGGAATCCCCCAAAAT